TGACGAAAATATCACTGTTCCAGAAGGGTCATACATTTTAAATCGCGGTAGCCCACCTTCTTGAACGGTTATGAAATTATTTGTAGTTGAATCCACTGAAATGCCAGTGATATTGGTTCCTTGGCTGGTAAGAGTAAGCGACGCGGATTGAGGCGCGGATATTATTTTCAAGACATTTTCATTGTAGAGAGCAACATAAACAAACCGCTTACTTGGTCCCATAACTAGCGCGTGAGGACCGTCGCCAATAGAATACGTGGAAACACTATAATTACTTAACGACACGACGGAGATGGAATCGCCACTTTCATTACTGACATAGAGGAAATTGTTGCTAATTGCGTTGCTCTGCGGATTTAAACCAACCGTAATGGTAGAGGTGACGGTAAACGTTGAAAGGTTAATCACAGATACAGTAGTCGTTCCTCCATTATTTACAAACGCAAGCGTATTTTGACTATTGAAACAAACACTTCTAGGATAGGAACCGACCGTGATGGTATGGGTTATACTATTATCACTCAACAATATGCGTTTCACTCTATTCTCGTCAGATACACTCACGAGAGCATATGTTCCAGTATTATCAATTGAAATATTTCGAGGGTTGTTGCCGACACTGATTGTTGTAAGGACCGTATTGGTCGCGGTATCAATGACTGAAACCGACGCTCCAGTGCTATTTACAACATAGATTCTTGTATTCGTAGGGTTAATTGCGAGGTTATATGGACGACCTCCAACAGCAATCGTGGCTACAACCTGATACGTTGAAAGGTTAATAACATTTACTGAATTACCATTCCACATCGTAACATATGCCAATGTATCTGTAGAATTTATCACGATGCCGGTCGGACCATCACCAACATTAACAGTTGTAATTGTAGTCAATGTTTTCAGATTAAAAACAATAACAGTTCCATTCCCCGCGTTTGACATCAATAACCTGCTTTCATCCGATGTAACAGCCATATATTGCGCAACATTGCCTACTGAAATTGTATTAAGGACGGTATTGATTGAAACATCCACGGTTGGGTTCACAGTCGGATACTTATATACGTTTGAATTATTCGTGGTAGACGTCACATACAAATTTCGCTCACTATCCATTGACAAACTTCGGGGAACGTGACCCAAGTAAAATTGGTTTACGTAAACGCCACTCGCGTCAAACATTTGAACGCGGCTATTGTTATCCGAAACATATACATTAAAACTAGTATCTACCACAATACCACCCGGATTATTCAATTGTCCATATGAGTTTCCAAACCCAGAACTAATTCTACGTTGATATACACCTGACGAATTGAACATCTTTACTGTGTGGTTATTCCGATCCGTGACATAAATATTCTCGTTCGTATCAATCGCGAGATACCTCGGTTGATTAAACGACGAATCACCGGAGCCCAGAGAGCCGACTGACCATACAAATGATGACGAAGAGTTGAATTTCTGGATTCGGTTATTGCCCTGGTCTACAACATATATATTTCCGTTCGGGGGATGAACCGCGACACTCCACGGCATATTAAAATAACCTTGGGCACTACTAGAACCGGTGGTTAGGTCACTGCGTGCTGCTAGTGATACACCTGCCGAACTGAATTTTTGTAGACGATTATTATTGTATTCTACAATGTAAACGTCACCATTTGTATCAACGGCGACACCAATCGGTCCGTCTAATTTTCCGGGTTCAGGTCTGTTCCCATCACTTGGCGCAGTATTTCCACCAAATGACATCAAAAATGTTCCGGTATTGGTGAATTTTTTCACACGATCATTGCGAAAATCGGGGACATATATGTTTCCTTGTGCATCAAAATTTAGATAATATGGAATATTGAAACTAGTGTCCGCAGAACCGCCACTACCGAATTTCATAAGGAAATTTCCATTACTATCAAACTTTTGGACTCGGTGGTTTAATGTTGAATTATACGGACCTTCATCTGATATCCAGAAGTTGTTGCTTGAATCAAAAATCATACCGCTTGCGTTATTTATTTGTCCGTCCCCTGAACCATTGTTATTCATAAAGGTTCCAACAAAATTACACGAAGCGTCATATTTACGAATTTCATATCCCATTGAACCGTAAATAAACCCGGAGTTATCCATCGCAATTGCACGAACGGAGCTTATGAATGGCGATGAAAATAAGTAATTGAAACTTGCGTCAAATGCGTTGATTCGATTCGAACCAGCAACATAAATACGGCCATTTGTAGGATGAATAACGATATCGCCTACATCATATAATGAAGCGCCAATTCGGTTTTCAAACTTTGTAATATAGTTGAGACTCAAATCGAAAATTTGAACACGACCATTGGCCGTATCTGAAACATAGATACAGTTATTGTAAAACCGACACGAACGAGGCCACAAAAAAAATCCATTTTCCGTACCATAAGAAGGAAAAAATGGTGTTGGAATCGTATTCGTAATCGTGCCAGTGATATCTAAAACACCTTCATAATTCTCAATATTTTCGTTGAAATAAACCGTCTTCAAGTCAATGTCCGTGCCAGTAGACTCCAGCGTCCAGTCTCCACCAAACACGGATGAGCCCGTCTTGTCCGTAGAAGCGCGAATCTGAACGCCAGTTGACGTAGTAAGCGTATCAATAATATACTTCCAATCATTGCTCGCATATAAAGCACACGCAATCATATCGAAATTCTGGATAGAATAGGTATTCTTTAAGTAGGTAATGAAATCTGCTACATGGGCCCAACTGTCCAAATTTGGTTCACTCGTGATGACACTAGTTATCAACGACGGTTGTGTATGAGGACCGAACAAGTTATAGAAATCCCGGTGTTCATTGTATTCCACAATACCGATAGATGAAAATGACGCGATATTCAACTCGGCAATTTTTGCTTTTATAAAATCCGTCATCGTTGTGTATACAAGGCTATTCACATCATAAACAATGACCCGAACATTGTCTTTCACCGAGGCAACAATCGTCTGATATTGTTGGACACGATCATCGACAAGAAGAACCGCTGTCACTGCGGTGACGCTACTAGTAGTATCAGAAGTCGTCGCCATTACGATGAGTTTGAACTACTTACAAAAGGAGTATATGCGTATTATATAATATAATAACAAAAATGATTATTATATTATTTATTCGGTTATATCGTTTATTCGGATATATTCATTTATGATGATTTATAGTCCTATACGACTCTCTAAATCAACCGTGAAATGATATAATGGTCTCTTTGTTAATTTTGTGTCCCAGAAATTGGTTACCAGTGTTGTCCCGTTGTTCGTAAATATATGTGACGTAAATCCTGTTACGACTTTGCTCCATATGCTTTTCGTCGTTGATGACGTCGGCATACTCTTTGCGTGTGCGGCGTCACGGCCAATCACAACCATCCCTCCTGCTCCTGTCGTCATATACTTCGCTTGTCCATTGATTTCATAATGTTCTAGGTTATGCGTATGTCCGTTGAGATATAAATGAACCCGCGGGTCATCTAAAAACGTGGTCTGAAAATCCACGACATTGATTTCGTCGGCTTTGTGATGCCCGACGACAAAGACCCATTCTCTCGCACCACCGGCGCGACTCGTTGTATCGCGAATGCTGTCAAGCGTCTCTCGCGCCCACATAAGTTGTGCCTCGCAATCTTGCGAGAGAATATTCTCGTGAAAACGACACGGTTCCGCGATAGGCGAACAATCGGGATATTCGGTTCCACAGGGGTCCCAACGACGACGGTCGCTACCCCGATAATCTCTCACACAAGGGTTTGTATCCAGGACAATGATGTTCACGGCGATGCCGTCGTCGTCGTCGTCGTCGTCGTCGCTGCCGTCGTCGTCGTCGTCACCTGCCACAACCACCCGACGATGATAATAACGCGCATCCATTATCCATCCAGGAATCGTTTCATTTAATGAAAGTTGCGCCTCTGGCGAGAATCCATAATCGTGGTTGCCGAGAGAATGATACCAAGGGATGCCCATTCCGCCGAATAATGCGGTATAATCTTCGGTGATTTGTGGATCGCTTGTATTCTGAATCCCGCAATAATAGAAATTATCACCAGTGCTAAAGACAAATGCCGCATTGCCTTGCGCGGCTTTCATCGCCGCCGCCGTCGCCATCGCATTTCGTTGATGAAATCCACCAAGCGCTGCGCTTCCCCAATCCCCCACCGAGAGAAATCCGGGAACCGCCGTCATCATCCTACCCGATGTTGCGGTGAATAGTAATAGTATCCATAGAAGCATATCGACGGACGTATCCACGGTTATTGACTTGCTTAATTATTTATTTTATACTTGTTACAAAATAAATGAATAAATGACTATGAAATATTGGGAGGTCTGGGACGATGATGATACTCACCTCGCGCTGTTTAAGCAGCGTGGTAGGGGTACTCGGAAGTAGAGTCAGCCTCAGTGGGGGCAGTGTTGGTGGCGTCAATGTCGGCCTTCAAAACCAGCTTAATCTGGTAGACACGAGTGTTGAATGCGGTAGGGCGGCCGGTGAGGTCGTGTTGATTGGCAGCAGGAGAGATAGAGACCTTGAAGCTGATAGTGTCGTCCACAAGAAGAGGCACGCTCTGGATGGCGGTAGAGTTGGTGATGCTGGCAAAACGAGAAGGAGCGGCGTTGGCAATCTGGCGCATCAACTCGCGAGAGAAGTTAGCAGCGCCGGGGAGGGCGTTGGTGCTGTACTTGTGACCGGCAGGACCGTGAGCAGCGTTGGCCTGGTTGACAGCGTTGAGAGAAGCGTCAATTGCGCCACGGGCAGTAGCACCCTTGCTGACAAGATCAGACAGAAGAGCGTCTTCATTGCTAAACAGGTCAACACCGTGGGGGGTGTTGAAGAGCTGCTCAGCAAGGTAGCGGACAAAGTCGTGCTTGACGAGGTTCTTCTCGGCGACGATGCTGCCACCAGTTGCCAAAATAGGAGAGGAGGACAGAGCGCCAGCGTGGACGGGGTTCAACTTGAGGTCGGCGGGCCAGTTGCTCATGTAGACGTAATACTGGATATCGGAAGCATCAGTGTTGTTGACATCAAAAGAGTCGGACTGGAACTTGAAGACATCAAGCATATCAGACAACTTCACGTTGTAGACAGCAATGCAGCTGACATCGAGGACGACGGGGGCTTCACCGGCGAGCTCACCGGAGACACCGAGAGTAAAATTCTGGTTAAGACCAGTGAGGGTAAAATTCACGGACATTATTGCGTATTATAATAATAGTGAATATTATTTTTTTGTTTTTTGTTTTTTGTATTTTGCTTCATTCGCTTCGCTCATTCCGCAAAATACAAAAACTCTTTGTTCGGAATCTTGCGGAATAATGGAAGCGAATGAAGCAAAATACAAAAAACTCTTGTTCGAAATCTTGCGGAATAATGGAAGTGAATGAAGCAAAATACAAAAAACTCTTGTTCGGAATCTTGCGGAATAATGGAAGCGAATGAAGCAAAATACAAAAAACTCTTGTTCGGAATCTTGCGGAATAATGGAAGTGAATGAAGCAAAATACAAAAAACTCTTGTTCGGAATCGTGCGGAATAATGGAAGCGAATGAAACAAAATACAAAAAACTCTTGTTCGGAATCTTGCGGAATAATGGAAGTGAATGAAGCAAAATACAAAAACTCTTGTTCGGAATCTTGCGGGCAAATTCTCTAATTTCCATTCCTTAATTTTATTCCTTAATTCTATCAATTTTCTATCAATTAGTAAGGTCAAAAGTAAGGTCAAAAGTAAGGTCAAAAGTAAGGTCAAAAGTAAGGTCAAAAGTAAGGTATTCAAGAATAAGGTCTTCGAGCGGAGTGAGTGGAGTTCGCGCAGCGAACGCAACGAACGCAGCGAGAAGAAAAACGCAACGAACGCAGCGAGAAGAAAAACGCAACGAACGCAGCGAGAAGACCCTTAGTAGGTCGTCGTCAACTCTATCGCCACCGAATAATCGTTGTTTTGGATGTCTAAAGTTTCGCCATATTTGTCAATCAAGTGTAAATGTAATTTCTCTATTTTCACCGGCCCAAAATAATCCCGCTGTTTGAATATCAAGTCACTCGGGTTTGCGTGGTTAATATTCAACGACGGCGCAGTTATCGGAATTCGCGCAATAATATTATTTCCTAAATGTGTCCCACCTCCCGTTTCCGCAATAATCGTATTCGTCGTAAAATTCCGATTATAATCATCGAGTTCCAAAAAGAAATACTGCGCCACCGAACTACCATACGACGACTCGCTTTCAATATACCGATTATAAATCGTAGGTAGAAAACTCGCAGATCGGTCTAATACCATTTGATTCGCCATACTTTTTTTCACCGTGTAAACGTCTTTATAAAACCCCATCGCCCAACCTGCGTTTTTATAGAGTGGACGCATCTTCGTATTTGACCGCGTCACTTGACCTGTATTCGGGTCTAGCCTGGGGCGATAACATTGAAGCGTGCTCGACGTCAAATGCGTTCGTTGTTTCGATGTCGTAGCACATTCATTCCCATTGGGGTCAGGGTCTATCATCACTTTAACCGGTTGCCCGTTTATTGTCTGGGTTTCATAGGTCAACTTTCGGATGAAAATACCGCCCTCTTTATAATAATCCGTAAACGATTTATCCTCTTGAACGTTGAAATCGAGCTCAAAGTAGAATTCTGGCGAATATTGCCGGTTTGTCGCGTAAGACCCATCAAACGCACGATAATTCGGTTGCGCAGGGTTCGATGGATCCGCCGTCGGAAGCGTATCAGTCTTCTCTCGCGAGCGAATAATTGTGCGCGATGAAATGTCGCTTACTTCCAACACTAGATACTTCAACCCATTGTATACGAGCTGGTTTGTGCTTGCGTCGGTATACGCGGAAGGTTCGCGGGCGACATACGTGGGAACGCCCGATATGTCCACTAAATCCGCAACCACTGTGCCTTTGTTCGGCTTAATCGCGCTTAAAAAATAATTACTCATTAGAGTGCCAAAATCACTAGACACATAAAATCCATCGGCTATGATAATTGTCTCGCTATGATTTATGAATACCGTTTTACCGACAGAATTTTCCACGTAATACTGCGGAACATTGTATAAATTTACCGTGAAAATACTGTTTTTCCGGCTCTCGGAGAACATTTTAATAATATTCGGGAACTCCATCGAGACGAGTTTCATTGAAAGCACATTGTTGATGGGGGTCGGCAAGTTCCAAATATAATCCGCCGATGACGTCGTCCCGTGATTCTCTCGGAAGAGCGTATCAATACTGATGATGCGCTTAATCGTGCGGCGTTCTAGTGGATTGATGATACCCTTGGCGTATTCGTGGATGATGGACGGTGTGGCGATGAGATTGGGGTTGATATTCTGGACACGAATATCATCCTTCGGCATCATCACGAGTTTATCTCCGTCGCTCAACATCGACGACGGCGAGAATTTCTGGACAAGGCGATTCTCCACCGTTTTCCCCGACGCCGATGAGAGATTGGAGTCGTTGATAAATGAAACACCGGAATGGAGATACTGAAGAATCCGTTTCTGGGCTTCATTGAAGAAGACGACATATTCGTCATCCTCGCTATAATTCTCGGAGAAGGGCATATCCCCACCGATGCCGGTCGAATTGTAGTTTTTATACTGCTGGACGATTTCCTTCGTCATATTCTTCACATAGTCATCCGTCACATTGCCTTTCTGGCTTTTCGGGATTTTGTAGATTTCCATCAAGTCTTCGATAGAGTAACTGTTGATATCCAGGTCAAACCCGTATTTCCCGCGATTCGTTCCGGAGTCTGTGGACATTGTCGTTGCGGCGTGTCTCGTATGTCGTATGTCGTCTGTCGTGTGTCTTGTATTATTGTTATTCACTATTATGTAATAAGAATAATAAAGTGCGTATATATTGTTTTATGTCGTTGGACCAATACTCGCAATAATCGCACCTAGCAAATCGGGGTCCCAAATACCATTTTCTGGGTATCCATATGTCTTGATATACGTCAAGTATTCTATCTTGATTTCAACAGGAATAACCGTAAAATGTTGTTCTGGAAATAGCGAGATAGCACCGCGCAACATATTCAATTGCGCGATTAATGCGTTGACATCATTGAACTTATCTGCATTTATCTTATACGCGTCTCTCTGGTAGGTAACATCCGAGTTCACATTGTATAAGTTAATCGATTGAAGCAGACCTTCTAAATTTACGAGAATTGTTTTACGTATTGTTTCATATGTAGCATTTAACGGTCTACGCGCAGTATATAAACCTACGGAATAATTATTGTAAATCGTTTGCGTAAGTTGCGCTTTGATTGCGCTGAAATTTCCGGATGAATAGTTTTCACTGATTAGGCCAATATCTTTGACGATCGCGCTATTCATTAGCGCTTCTATCTCGGGGCATCCGCCTTCGCCGCCTCCACCACCGCCTCCACCGCCTCCACCTCCGCCGCCTCCGGTGCCACCAAATCCACCACCTCCGGTGCTTTTTGTAAAGACATAATTTGTTGCGGTTCTTCGCACAAATGCCATTATTGGCGTCGTGTTTTATTATAATGTAGTATGATATTTTCACCTCGCCGACTCCGCGACTCCGTTCACTTCGTTCGCTTTGCGGATCGGTGGCTGTGCTTTTCACGTGTCACCTCGCCGCGTCGGCTCCGTGGATGTGCCTTTTTTCGTGCTTGTGGCTGTGCTCTTCACGTCGCCGAGTCACGGGGCTCCGCCTACATCGGTCTCGTCGTTATCGTAAACGCCGTATTATCAAAACTCGGTGTAGTCGCGTGACCCACTCCACTCGCGCCACCATTGCCCGCAGCGCCTAGGATTCCCACCGTTCCCACGACACTTCCCGCCGCATTGGACACCGGTGTGAGTTCCGCAATGATGTCGATTTGCGCGACACCCGTGCCGCTTCCGCCACCTCCGCCGCCCATTCCGCCATAATCCGAGTTCCCCTCTGTATCTCCGCCATCCGTAATAACGATTTGGCTATTGATGAGTGGTGTCGCGCCGATGCGCGAGTTCGTGCCGATAAATGTGCCTTCCGTGAGACTTGGGGCCTGGGATGCGCGGACACTCTGCCACGTGATTCCGTCTTCGCTCGTTGCGACCGGCGCGGTATTGTTGTTGACTACTTCCACAGCACCGGAGGTCGCACCGGAGGTCGCGCCTGTGGTCGCCGTCGCCGCCGAGTTCCGACCCGTCGCCACCCACCTCTTTCCATTCCAGTGGACATCATTGCCACCTCCCGCGAATAATGTATCGTTGCCGACATACGCTACACTATTTCCACCTGTTGTGAAGAGAGGAGTCGTCGTGGTATCAAATGTATTCGATGAAGAGTATTGGACGCTAGGTGCCGTCCACGACACACCACCATCCGTGCTTACACTCAACGCATTTGTCGCTGACCTCCCCGTCGCAACCAGACGCCCGGTGCCTTCATATGATGCCTCAAATGTGATACTCGTTGCGCCCCCCGAAGCGTCGTTGAACGCTCCCGCCGCCGCATTTGGCACAGATGTCCACGTTCCGTCGGCGCCGGTGCCGTTACTGGAGTAGATGATGCCCGATGTCGCGCCGCTTGCGCCCGTGCCTGATGCGACCAGTCTGCGCCCGGTATACGCTATATCGGACGCGCGGGTGAGCGCGGTGCCGTGTGTGACGGGAGCCCATGTCGTGGTGGCGGCGGCGGCATTGGGTCCAGAGGTCGAAACAATGACGTTGCCGCCGCCGCTGCCGCCGCTGCTGCTGCCATTGTCGCCTACCGCGAACCATTTGTCGCCCGTAAACGCGATACCCGTGCCTTCGCCCGAAAAACACACGGAATTGGATTCACGCACCGTCCGCCACGTTCCCGCTGTGCCGTTGATATCGCGCGAATAAATCACGGAAGAGAAGGACGCGTCGGCTGTGCTGCCGGTGTTTTCGCCCGTGGCGACCCACATTTGCTCGTCGGCATTCCACGTCACCGACCGCGCCGCTGTATCGAACCCACTGGTGCTCGCGTTGGTCGCGGCGATACCGTGCCATCCCGTCGCGCCTGTGGGGTCGGCTGTTCGCATCAAAGTGCTCGTGCTGCCGTTGTCCGTCGCCGGCGCCCCCGCCGCAATCCAGACGTTGCCGTTAAATGCGAGAGAATAGACTTGCGAGAGGATGGCGCCGGTGCCTGCGATGGGTGTCCAGGGTGTCGCTGCGCCGCTTACATCCGTGGAAATGTAGACACACGCGGAGTCGGCGATTGTGATGCCGCCGCCGTTATTCCGCGTTCCGCCAACGAGCCATCTCCCGGCGGATGAGGCGGATGCGGGGGCCTGATTCCAGACACACGTGTTTAATGTGATGACGGGGGTGAGCGCGGAGCTAACTGCGCCGGCGGTCCAACCTGTGCCAGATGCGTCGCTGGTGGTGAGGACGTTTGTGCCGAGAGAACCCGTGGCGCCCGCGCCTACCGCCAGCCATCTCTGCGTGAAGGGCGAGAATGCGATGGCGTTGATGCTGGCGAGATTGGCGATGGAGGGGCTTGTGGCCTTCGTCCAACCGGTGGCGCCACTGGGGTCGGTGGTGAAACCGAGGGAGGCAACACCGGCGAGACCGACGCCGCCGGCGACCCACCAGGGCAAACCTTGTCCTTGTTCGTATCTTAACGTATATGTCGTTCCACTCACAGACAGAGTGCCGGTCGTCGTGGTGCTGCCTTGGGTGGCGACGATGTTCGTTGTGCCCGAGGCACCCGACTTGATAAGTAGGATGGCGTTGCCGTAGATTTCGGCAACGGAGGTGTTGCTGCTGGTGTAGGTTACTTGGTTGGTCACGGGGATTTTGTAGATGCGGACGCGGCCTTCTTCGGTGTTGGTTCCGGTGACGTCGTAAATATAGGACCCAATCGCAACCGTTGTCCCATCCGCCGATAGACTTACACTAAATCCGCTGTTTTCAATCGCTTGATTCCCTGAAATATCCAACCCCAACTGATTCCACGAGGATGTTCCGTTGTTGTATTTATATATTCTGGTACGGCCTTCATGGTTGGTTCCGGTCACGTTGTAACTGAAGGACCCAATCGCAACCGTGTTTCCATCCGCCGATAAACTTACACTAACTCCGCTGTTTTCGCCGATTTGATTGCCC